GTAGCCTTTACTTTAGCTTTAAGTTTTTCAGCAGCTCTCATTTGTCTCGTGTGTTCTGCTACACAAGTTTTACACCTGTTAGGATATGATTTACTGAACTCTGAAATATGTTTAGTCTTTCCACATACTTCACACTTCTTTACTTCTAAATAATCCATATTTATTTTTTATTTGAATTAATGGTTGTTGGCTCATAGTACTTGCATTTGTCTGTTTCCGGATTGTATGCTGGCCATACCCATTGCAAACGTGTATCGGGTGGATCGGGTAAATAGCGTTTGCAACTCTTGCGGATTGAGCAGGTAACGCCCGAACAATAACTATAATCTGTATTCATCGTCATAATGTTTTTAATTAGTTTACTGTTTTCTGAATGACTGCTCATTGCCGAAATTGATGATTAGCATCATTTCACGGAAACGGTCTGCAATGCGTTCATCGTAATATTCTGAAATCCCTTTTGCCGTAAGATTGGATGAAACCAGCGTGCAGAATTGCTCTTCATACCGGAAAGACAATATATCCATTGCTGCTGTTACGTAATCGCCATAATGAATGCTTTCTTTCGGCTCTGAACCGAGGTCGTCTATTGCGAGTATTTCAACTTCACGCAACCTTTTGTACCGTGCCACATCAGATATATTGTCACGTGTAGGGTTGTTGTATGCTTTTGCCAACAAAACGAGCTCCTTTGCCGGTACTATCATGTATCCGCGTACTGGATATGTATTCACATTACTGCTATATCCTTCATCTGAGCGCAAGTAGTTTATAAGGTTTTGCAACGCACGTAGAATGGTGGTTTTTCCATTACCGGCACCGCCGCATAGAAACAATCCGAAAGTGGAGGCTTCCGATGTAATCCAATTGGAAATGTCCCAAAGGTGCTTTTTGTATTGTTCGGTGGCATTAAATTCCCTATGCCTATGAGCAACTTCCACCCGGCACGCTTCATATAGCATAGCGTAAACTTGCTTGGCGGTATATGGCAATCTAAAACGAGTTACCATATGTTTTCTCTTCATCAGATTTGAGAAGATTACCTCTGCGTTGATTTCTGCTTTCGGGTCTAACTTTATCATCTTTTCTTTTACTTTTATCATTTACAATTCTCAACCATGCGTTGAAGTGCTGTTTGGCATCCTGTAAGGAAGAATGCCGGTCTTTCCCGTCTGCCAGGCATTGCACCCGGAAGTCATCAAGACTGCTGCGCAATAATGATATATCCATGTGATGAAGTACTTGTAGCTGGTCAAGCCAACACTCATCTTTTTTCAGTTCGGCAATTTCTTCATCAAGTGTAAGGGAATAGATTTCACTTGGAGGCGGATTGTCTGGTTTTTGGCAAGCACCTTTGGAAGTCGGAACCGGATCGGGAGCTCTTTCTTCCTGAATGAGTCTATAAGATTCAGGTATAGATACAGACTTTCTTTTGGCGCGGGTACACATTTCCGTATATCGTCGCTGGATTGATGCCGATGTGATAATCCCACGTGATAGTAGTTCTTTATCGAAAAGCCCCACCGAACCGCAGTATTTCACAACTTCCTGCACCGTGTTTTCTTCCAGCCCGAAGTACTCAGCCACGTCAAAGGCAGTATTTGCATCCCACACAAGGAAACAGCCTTGTACTCGGTAAATCTCACACAGAATATAGTCGTACACAGCAATGCCCCGGCATTTAAAATCTTTTTTCAGCCGTTTTATCCGACGGTCTTGGTATCTATCGGTATCGACAGTATAATAATTAAGACCTGTTTTGATGTTTGCCATATTAGACATAGTTTTAAAATTCATTTCTCAAATAATCATCCACTTCACGAATGAAATCATCCAGCGAAAAGCACAGAACATATTTGTATTCTCCGTTTTCACATATTATCTTTTGCCATTCTTTTTGTGATGGAGATTGATAGCCGCCTTTCTTTTTCATTTCAATGAGCAGCGCACCATAATCACGATTGCTTTTCAACAGAATCAAATCGGATACACCGGCTGTTACGCCCTCAGCTTTCAATTTGCCACCTGTAACAGTATCACGTCTTCCTCCGTTCGGCACAGCAAACAACCGGCCTTTTAACTTCGGATACTTCAAATTGAACCACTTTACGCAAGAGCATTGTATGCGATGTTCCTCATCGTCATATTTTTGCTTCTTTTTTCGTTTCCTTTCCATTTGAAGCATTTCCTCAAGTGTCATTGTCGCTTTGCTTTTCGGGTGTAACAATGGTGTCTTTTCCGGTCTTGTCTACTACAACTTTTTTCCCACCAACGGTTATCGTTGTCCTGCAACCTTCGGGGAGAGATTGTATGAAATTTCGTACAACAGGCGAATTGGCATTTTCACTGATGGTATCCGTAATGGACTCATCTGCGGCATATGGATAGACATCCATAATGGCAGTTTCCGCTACCGATGCAATTTGATAGTCGGCCATTGTGCCTTTCATACCCTCATCCAGTTTATTTACTGCATCACGCAAGTCGGCTGCTTGTACCAGTACGTTGGTAGCTGTCTTTTTTTCTGCTCCACTTTTTTCATCTAAGGTAATGAAATACAGCTTGCACTTGAACCAGCGGTCAGCACTGTCTTCCTCACAGGGAAAGAGCTCGCTATAGTTGGCACGTTTAATGTCGGAAACTGTAAACTCACCGGAAATAAAGGGTGTCATTTCTTCAATGATGCGTGCTTCCGCTTCCGTGAAGCTGAGCGCGTCAACCAGATAGGGTTCCGTTACTTTCTTGTTCATTCCGTTATCCATTGTCTTTTCATAACGGATTTTACATTCAAACCACGTGTGCATCATGAGTTCATTTTTTCTTTGAGTTGTTTACTGACTACAAGTTTTACTGTTCGTCTAGCCGGAATGACTACCGTTGTTCTCTTGTAGATATTACGGGCTTTCCTTTCTTTTGTGATATAAGTCTTGATAGTGCCAAAACCACGTATATAGACACTTTCACCTTTACAAAGTGCTTTCTCAATAGCATCAAAAGCACAATCTACGGCTTGAATAGCCTGTGAGCGACTAATAGTCGTATTGTTGATAACATGTTCAACGATCTCAATTTTTCTCATTGTTTTTATTTTTATTAAAATGATAGATCACTATTGTTTGGCCTACAAATCTCAGTTTTGTATTGAGTATTTTCAACTGATTTTTTCATTATGATTCTTGATTTAAATCCGCAGATAGAAGTAGGATGATGGCTGCAATGGCAAAACTCATTCCTAAAATGGCATACGTATATGCTTTAGAGGATTTGGATTCTAAAGCAAAATGAAAGTTAACAGCAAAAATGATGATATTCAAAACAATAAATATTATATCAAAATAGATTCTCATATTACTTTATTTACTGGTTACTATTATTTTTCCTCATAATCACAAATGCTAATAGGGATTCTTGTTAAATGTTAACGAAAGCCCATTTGTAGCGGCTGTTATTTCTATCTCTGGATATAATCTTTCTATTCCATGGATAAACTCCGTAGCATTGCTGTTATTGTCGGACAGATGCAGGAGTAGAATGTTGCATACTTGAGACAGGTCATTGGCTTGCAATGTGAGGAGACAGTTATCATAGGACATGTGCGACTTAATGGTGCGTTCGTAGCGTTTCTTGTCAATGCGCCCGGCAGTGAAATTTGCATCAAGAATTTCCTTGCTATAATTGCACTCCAACATTACATTGTTAAGACCGGGAAATTTGTATTTTAGGAAATAGGTGTCTGTGGCAAACAGCACTGTTCCGCACTCTTCATGACGGATGAGGTATCCGTAAGGTTCCGCAGCATCATGTTGTACAGGGAACGGTATCACTCTAAATCCATTTATCACAACTTGTTCGAATGGCAACAGCCCTTTTGCCCAATAGCTGGAAGAGAAACCAAGCGCATGTTTTGTGCCTTGACTCATATAGCAAGGTATGCAGGCGTTTATAAAATCGCCCACACATTTGGCATGGTCGCCATGCTCATGGCTGACGATACAACCAACAATGCTGTTTAGATTGAAGTCAAGAACCTTTTTTACTTTGTTGAACTTAACTCCGGCTTCCACTGCAAGTACCTCACCAGTCTTTTCAGACTGGAAGAGGTAACAGTTGCCTGATGATGAAGAACCTAACACATGAAGTTTCATTTCAAATAGGATTAATAGCCCGGTCCATCATCCTCGGTTGAGGCTTGGTTTTCGGTACTTGTTTCACCTTGGGTCTCTTTAATTTCTCCTGTTTCAGGGTCAACACCTGCCGGAACTTCATTGGAAACCGGAGCTACTGCATCATCAAAACTGATAGTGCCTTTGTTGGCTTGCGTGGAAATTTCTTTCGCAACTTGTTCTGTAACATCGACATAATCGGCGTCCTCTACATTTTCTTCAACGGTACGCATACCCATTGACAGTTCCGGTGAGTATGTAGAGCACCAGAACGAGGCGGCACGGTAACGTAACATCTGTTCGGGCATAGTACGCCACTTGCTGCCGTTTTTGCTATACCAACCCTCATCAATCGCCATTTGTATGGTAACGGCTGTACCACGTAAGGCAAGTGGTGATTTTGATGTAACCGGTTTTCCGTTCTCATCATGCGTAACACCTTTAGGAGTAGTCCATGCCACACACTTGACATTTGCCACACCGTTATTGCAAACTCCATTTGATGTCAATTCAAACTTCAGTGGTTCAAAGCGTCCACAAGTATTGATAGTGGCAATTAGGAACTTGGACGACCAAGATGGGCGACCATATACAATGTACAAGTTCTGCATTACCATAAGAGGGGATGCTCCAATGCGTGTGGCCACATCGAATGCGATTACGCAGTTGGCTACTGCTTCGGCTTCAGAGACCGTTTTTTTAGGTCCTTCTCCGGTCTTACCGCCAACAACACCGCCAATGCGGTAACTTTCGGGTACAAGACTGGAATTGGCAAACATGGTGGAGAAACGGTTGAGCGTTTCAATGGTTGTCGGGTCAAAGAAGTTGATGCCAGCAGGAACGTTACTTTGATGTGTAACCGGTGCGATTTGTCTTTCGTTCATAATTCTAATAATTAAAGATTTAACTATTTATTTTACTGTTAGTTGACTGTCTGTTGTAACCTGCAAGAATATCATTTGTGCGTTGGAAGCAATGAATGTATTCACGCTTTCGGCACGGTCAATGAACATTGGAGCATAGACTTCGTAATGCCTTGCCAATGTGTTGGTGATGTCAATACCTGCGTTCACTTGCTTTGCTGTATTGCACGTACCATAGGACACACCATCAATTATAGGAATACATACTTCGTATTCGTTTCCGTCAAGAGTGGTATCGAAAAGTTTCCAGTGTACCATGCCAAACAGCGAGTTCAAACGGCTCTCACAATCATCAATGCGAGCTTTGGCAAACTTAGCAGCTATATATTCACGTTTCTCTATGTCGGCTATCTTCTGTGCGAGTTCACGACCTTCCTTTTCAAGACGCTCTATTTCTTTATCATAGTTGGCGATAATGGTACGGTTGTTTAGTTGGATTTCCAAGTTCTTAATAGCAGATTTCACCAACTCGGCACGTTCGGACAGTTCGGTATCTGTCTGAGTATATGTGATATTTGCTATTTCTTTTTCTATCTCATCCAAACGTTTCAGGTTTGCTGCATACGCAGGCAGCTCGTTTTCGTTGATGGCGGACGGTGCTGCTTTCGGGGTGGATTTCAGACGATCATACAGCCCTGCAATACATTCGTCAATGGCAGTAATCTTTTTGGAATGCTCTACAAGTTCTTCATTACGCCTGTTTAATTCCTCTCGGTATGATTCGACTTGTGTCGACAGGGATTTTCCACGTGATTGATTCTCTTTGAGCCTGTTTTGTTTATATTCTTCAAACTTTTGGAGAGCGTCTTGTATCATATTGTCGGGTAAAGGCTGACCGCAATGAGGACAGATATTATCACCGGTGTACTGTGTGGCACGAATGGATGCCCATTCGGAACGTAATTCTTCAAGTCTGCTTGTTGTTCCAGTTATTTCTTCGTTCAAATACTTGATGCGTTCTTTTGCACGGGTAATGTCTATATTGCAATCCGATCGTTCGGAATGAATATTCTTCAACTCTTTCTCGATTTCATTACGTGTTTCGTTCTGCTTATCGGCTTCCTCCTGACGACTTCTCCTTTCTGCGGCAAGAATATCCTTCTGTTGCTGTTCGATTTGCCGTTTTTCACGGTTCAGCGCAGCTTTTTTATCGATGGCAGATTGCTTGCGAGCATCTTCAGAATGCAGAAGTTCGTTTATTTCTTCCAGCTCTTTCTTTTTGTCGGTGAGCATTTCTTCCAATGAGTTCCAATCCTCGGCTTCTGGTTTCATCTTGTCCGTTTGGTCGATACGTGGCTTGATTTCATCCGCTTGCATTTTTAGACGTTTTTTCTCTGCGGCAATCTGCCGACGATAATCCGCCAATGATTTGCCACTCAACATGTCTACGAGAGCGGTAAATTCTGCATTTCCCTGCGCCAATTCGTTGTCTGTTTTGGCTCCGGCAATGGACATTAACACTTCACGTTGAACATCTTGTTTTAACGATAGGAAATACTCGGTATTGGTTAGCATCTTGAAAAGGTTCTCATCAATGATTTCGGCATTTATACGTTCCTTATACTCATTGACACGAACAGGTACGCCGTCCCATGTGCATTCGGTGACATTCCCCTTGAACACTTCCTCTACTTGTCCACGAGGTTTGACCCATTGCTCCTTATACTCTCGTTTGATGGTAATTTCCGTTCCATCAACGACTAATGTTCCCTCTACGGAGCATTCACAATGCTGCAGGGGATTGCCCTTTTCGTCTGTGGTGCGCAAGTTGAAGTCTTTACGGTCTTTGCTGTCCTTGCCGAAAAGCAGCCAACAGAACGCATCCATGTGCCTGGACTTGCCGAGACCGTTACGACCACAGATACGTGTAACAGTGCCATCTGTATGGAACTGTGTTGTTCTTTCTTTTTCTCCACGCCAGTTGCGAAGCGTGATTGATTTTAGCTGAATTGCTTTCATCTACTTTGATTTTTAATAGTGAAAAAATAGTGGGAGGAACAGGATTTGAACCTGTGTCCTGCTGCATCTTGGCCATTTGGGTACGTACCGCCGCTCTATCCGCTGAGCTATCCTCCCTTATCATTTGAAATAGTCTTGTTGTAACCTTTGTAGTGTACGCAGTTCGATTGTGCGGTATTCAACTTTGCCCGGACGCTTGCAGGGGGTTATTTTACCCTGCTTGCGCCATCTATCCACATTGCCACGCCCAAACATAGCGTATGCTTTTCGCT